CTCAGACGCTCAGTTCGCTGGTTCTTCATCAGTTCCCGCTCACGTGGAAATGATGGGATTCCTGGGTATCGGTAACAACCCGATGGTAGGTTGTACAGTGGCTTGTGCGGTTGACGTGGCTACTGCTTTGAGCAAGTAATATAAGTTACTTTATACTGATAAACTCCTGTAATCCTTGTGGTTGCAGGAGTTTTTTATTTGTGGTAACTTGGCTTAAACAACAGGTTGAAGCACCTTGCATCACTCATTATTGAGAGCTAATGAATAGTGAATCGGTAAGGGGGTAACAAGCTAAATTCTGTCTTATTTAAGTCAGAACAACCCATGCAAAGAGTAACCAATTACTTCTCAAATCAAGCCATAAATAAGTTACTTTTGCAGCCGATTTGCAGCCGAATTTGCCATTTTCTAAAAACGGCTGCAAGAATTAGCATAATCAACTATAATACAATGCAATACACTCCATATAACATTTAATTTAAAATGGAGAAACATTGTACAATGGTTTACTTTTCATTGAGAGAAAGTAAGCAAAACAAGAAAGGTCTATCACCTATTGAAGTTTCAATCACCACTAATGGAAAGAGAATTTATTTTAGTACAGGCAAACACGTACCTGCTGCTGATTGGAACAAAGAGAAGCAAGCTGTAAAAGGCAAGAGTGAAGAAGCCCAGCTAATCAATGGTTATCTGATTCAACTACGGAATAAGATATATCAAAAAGAGATTGAGCTACTCCAAAAGGGCTATCTTATCACTGCTGAACTATTAAAAGAAGCTATCACAGATAAAGTGGAAGCACTGAATGAGAAAACTTTATTGGAAGTTTTGGAAGAACACAACGCAGAGCGTAAGGCTATGGTAGGTAAAACTGTTGCCCCTGCTACATATTGGGTGTTTGAATACACAGGCAGACTGTTCAAAGAGTTTATTCAGAAGAAATATGAGCGCAAGGACTTATATTTAAGAGAGATAAACTTAGGCTTCATTCAAGGATTCCATGCTTACCTTTTAGGAGAGAAGAAGATGGGACAAAACTCCTGCACCAAGCATTTAAAATTCTTAAAGAAGTTGCTGAATTTAGCTGTTGCCAACTCTTATATATCCTACAATCCTGTAAATGTCTATAAGGTGGAACGCGAACCCGTAGAAATAGATTTCTTGGATGAAGAAGAATTGAGGAAGATTATCAACTTTGACACTCCCCTGCCAAGATTGGAACGAGCTAAAGATATGTTCCTCTTTGGGTGCTTCACTGGACTTAGTTACATTGACATTAAGACCTTGACACCTGAACACTTTGAGAAAGACAGTGCAGGCAGAATATGGATAAAAAAGCGTAGAGTTAAGACAGGAGTTCTATCACGCATCCCCCTACTCCCTATCGCCAAACTGATATTGGATAAGTACAAAGGTGGAGAAAAACTACTCCCTATTCAAGACCCTGCGGACATTAATAAATATCTGAAAGACATAGCTATACTATGTGGAATTAATAAGCGAATCTGCTTTCACACAAGCCGTCACACCTTTGCAAGCACAGTTACTTTAGCAAACAACATATCTCTGGAAGTCGTTTCTAAAATGTTAGGACATACCAATACAAGAATGACTGCCCACTATGCAAAGCTGATAGACAAGTGCATTGGTGAGCAGATGGATAAACTGATGGATACGTTCACAGGAGATTCAGATTACTAAAGCACACTCTATTATTCACAAATTCCCCACTTGTAGCAATGCAGGTGGGGATTATTTTGTAATTTTGCAAATACACTAAAATTTATTAGCATGATAATACACCAATATACTTCTATTGATAGTTTAGCCTTAATTCTTAAGAATAAAACAATTAGATTTAAGCGATTAGACAAAATGGATGACATTGAAGAAGCTGCATTAAGTAATGTAGGAATCCATTTAGGAGGTTTTATGTTTGTTTCTTGTTGGACTTTTAATGAAATTGAAAGCATTCCATTATGGAAAATGTACACACCTGCAACTAAAGGTGTTAGAATCTCATTAGACAAGAATATGTTTAAAAAGCATATCGTTACTAAAGAAGATTCTGAAAAATATCATATACAGACTAATGGAGAAAGTTTTTCATCAATCATTCCAGTAGCAAAAATGTTTACCTCTCAATATACTATACTTAATACATTCTGGAATGAAGACTTTTTTTATAAGAAGATTGAATACACAGATGATTTAAATCAAATATATAATTCACTAATACAAAATAACTCCAATGGCGTTTCTTTAAATTTTGACAATGTTGGTAGATTCAAACATAAACATTGGGAATTTCAAGATGAATGCAGGTTTAGACTTATTATATTGCCAAATGATAACATAAATATTGGTGATAAAAGGTACGTAACTTATATCCATTCTTGTGTAAAAGAAGAACGATTTCCTATAATAGATTCATTTTTTATTGACTTAAAAGATGATGCGTTTGACAACTTAAGAATTACATTAAGCCCCTACGCAACCGAAGCAGACAAGTTGATTGTAAACGCTCTATGTAAAGAATATGCTCCTAATGCACATATCATTAATAGTTCTCTAAAAGGAAAAGTAAGAATATAACACCATGCCTGAAGTAACATTTGACATACCAACCATAAAGAAGCTATATCCAGAACTGAACAGATGCTTTGGCTTCACCTATGACGACATATCCAACGAACTGACCCAGGTCTATGCCCAAAAAGTCTTCAATCTGACACCAGAAGAAAAAGAGTTTGCCAACCAATGCAAGTCAGATGATGGTTGGGGTGTGGATGCGGTAAAGTTTGCATTGGCTACCAATGAGAATATAGCAGTAACTGTTCCAGACAGCTTTAATCCAAAAGCAATCGTAGAATCGTATGCGGCTAAACTTCATAATGAAGAATCAGCTTCATGCGCATTATTGTTCATGGCTACGCTTCTGTACAGGGACAGAATAACAGAAGCTCCCATATCAGAAGGAGAATATGACGATATGCAATATCAGCAATATATCCATGAAGTCAGACCCGATATGCTAAAATTATACATCGCCCTCAACCAGCCCAAACAAAAAAATGGGAAAGAACTCAATACTGATATAAAGCTTGCAGCAGGTGGTAATTCTCCAATACTTATCAATAACAAGGACAGTTGGTTGGAGAACAGACTGAATGAATACCTGCATCAATATTTAGGAGTGCGCAATTTAGAGGAAGCTCAAAAAGAACTGGATTTCATCTATGGAAACAAGACGGTAGGCAATAAGAAGATTGACCCTATCCAATCATTATATATATGGGGGACTTATCAATTACTTCAAAATACACATTTAAAATCTGTCGAAGAGAAAGTTCCTACAAGACCACAAGCCAATTTAATAGAGTCTTATCTGAGAGCTATTGAATTGATAGATTCCAATAATGTCAAAACAGATGCCAATAATATAAGAAGCAGATTAAATTCATTCCTTAAAAAATACGATACGGTAGAAGCACTGTTGGACTACAGGACATTCAAATTATCACCTTATAATATAGGTGGAACTAAACTTTGGTAAACTCAACTCACCTTATATAAAAAGGCAGCTCTTACGATGGTAAAGAACTGCCTTTTTCTTTTCCCTATTCCTTACCAACTTACCCAACCACAATATTCTACTTTTGCACCGCTTTCAAAAAGAAGTGATGATAAATCTCTTAAAGGTAAATGGTTGGTAAAAAACTCACTTAAACATACGGTTATTCTTTACCAATTCACCTTATGAGAACATCATAACTTTGCAACGTAATCAAAAGCAAAATGGTGCGCACCTTTTAATAACGATTACCTGCCAGTTCCCTCAGAGTGGGAACAAAAGTAAAAAACTTTAAAAAAGAAGAATTATGATTTTTACAATTAATGGAGCATCTGCTCCACAGGTAGAAAAGTACGATAATCAAGGTGCGCACAATGCCATCAAGTCAATGATGCAGAGAAAAGAAACTCTTAGCATCAGACTATACACCGACAAGGACAATTATCCTTGCATCTGGATTGAATCTTATAATGTGGCAGGGTTCAAATACTATGTCACTCCGACTTCTTTCAAATGGATATACACCTATCTGACAACTGGAGAAAGTGAAGATGGAGGGATTCAACCGACTGAACTAACCCCATATCAAGCAGGTGAGGATAACAACTTCCAGCTATCCATATTGAAACAACTTATTGAATCTGGCAAACGTGTGCAATTCGTCCCTTTGTTTCGTGAGGTTAATAATTACATCAGTGCTACCAGTGCTTTCTTACGTGGAAAGATATTCTTCCGAGTAGAACGTACCGAAGAGCTATTGGACTACTTGCGTGAGAAAGAAGCTTTAATCTGATTATTAACTCTAAGAGTGGGAGCTAACAACTCCCCTCTTTCTAAAACGAAACAAAGATGAATACAGCATACATTAAAATAGAGAAAAAACATAATGGTAAAATTCAATATCTGACAGAAGTTTTACCTCAAATACCTACCAATACTATCCTTTATAAGAAACTGACAGGACTTGGAGCAACTTATGGAGAACTGAAAGCAAACAGAAATTCCATCATATTGGAACCAAATGTGCCAGTAATAAAAGGCAAATGTAAAGACCCCAAGCATAAAAATGACAACCTCTTTGGAGTTTATGAGAATGTGACGGTGGAGAAAATTGTGAAATACCTACAAGCAAGTAAGGAGAAACATATCAAACTGTTATCCACTCCAGAAAGCTTTTCCAAGATTAAGACAGCATTTGAGGAACTGGATATGGATATTTATTCTACCTGTTACCTATTGTTCGACGAGTGCCATAAGATAGTAAAAGATGTGGATTACAGGGAGGACATAACATTACCTTTCGATGATTTCTTCATGTTCGACAATAAAGGACTGGTGTCTGCCACTCCGTTGGACTTCACAGACCCGAGATTCTTTAAACAGAGATTTCAGATTATGGAAGTGCAACCCATGTTTGACTATGCCCAGCCCATCAATATTTATCATACCAATAATGTGCTGCAAGAACTAAAGAAGCGATTGGGAAAGGCAACCAACAACCCCATCTTCCTGTTCATTAATTCCACGGAAACAATCTATTCTATCATGCAGAAATTAGACATACTGGAGCAATCAACAGTTTTTTGTGCATCCAACAGCGTAACGAGTTTGAAGGAGAAGAAGTTTGCTAACGCATATTCAGATTGGAATGCTGACAAAATGAGACGGTTCAATTTTCTTACGAGCAGGTTCTTCAATGCCCTGGATATAGAACTGGATTTCCGCCCAGAAGTGTTCATTGTAACCGATACTACTATGGCAACCCAAAGCATGGTTGACCCGTTTACTGACACGATACAGATAATAGGTCGTTTCAGAAATGGAATTGCATCTGCAAACCATATCACCAATACAGACTATAATTTCTCTGTAAGGTCTAAAGCGCAGGTACAATATATGATAGGTGTGTTTGAGCAGGTTTATGAGATGATGAAAACCTATCACAATAATGCCACAATAGATGAAGCAAGGGATGCTTATAAAGCCATATTAGACATTCTGCCCTTTAATTCCATGCTGAATAGAAACGGTGAGAAGAACTGGTTCAAGATAGACAACTATATTACAGAAGCAATCGTACAAGGCTGCTATAACAGTTTCGATATGCTGACTAAGACATATAGACAATGTAAATCTTTTAAAGTCAGTTGTGAATCGCAAACCTATCTTTTAAGCGATTTGGAAAGATTGAAACGAGAAAATAAATCCATCAGCATTAAAGCCAAGCGTAAAGAAATAGTTGAGCAATTGGAAATGTTGAAAGGGGATGAAACCAGCATGGCGATGGAACATAAAAGAGAGCTTATAAAAACTGACGCTTTCATTGTAGAAGCTTATAATGAATTGGGTAAGGCAAAAATTGAGGAACTGAAATACTCCCAGTCCAAAATAAGAGAAGCCATGATACTTAAAAGGTACGATGAGAAGCGGAATGGTACAGAGTTCATTGAAATGGTGAAAAACAGGTTCAAGGCAGGACGCTCATACGAGTTGTCCGACATAAGCAAAACAAGGGATGAAATATATCAACTGATGGATATGCCACCTGTAAAGAAGAAACCTAAAGACTTTCTCGGAGAGTTCTTCAAATGCAAGGACAGTTGGAAGAACAGGCAAAGGGCTTTATTCTTAGAATATGAGAAAGTTTAATCGGGTACAACATTTTACCAACAAATCACCTTTTATACCCCCTTTCGTAAAAATGTTGCATCGGTAAAATTAGAAAGTCCAGATTTATATAGTCTGGATTTTCTTCCGAAAAAGAACCCAAGTAAACAGATTGACTAAGCTCTGAATGGTCTAAAGTCTGATTATTAAATGTGTGGTCTTATCATTAGTTCCCCACTCGTGGATTTACTACTTTTACAGTACCGCAGACAGATAATCCCACCACACAGATTGACGAACTACAAACTATTCAGAATATCTAAAATGGAAGAATTTACTTATGAGCAGATAAGGGCTAAGGCTCTTAAACAAGGAGTGAAAGATAATAAAGTTCATATTGGATTATGGGCTAATCTTAATAACTATCTAAAGACAAAAAGAAAGAAAAATGGAAAGGTTACTACCTATTATATATCATTGCAGAAGTTGGCTTATTAACTCATTAATATTTAAACTGATATGATTATTCATTTACCAACAGGGAAAAAG